CGCAAGACATGAATGCGTTCATTCAGCACCTTGACACCTACTTGCGCCAACCATGGAACTGCTGCGTTCTGGTGGTGCATCACTCTGGCGTGGCAGATAAGGATAGGTCTAGGGGTAGCACAGCCCTGAAGGGCGCGTTGGATGCGGAATACCGATGCCAGCTGGATTCTGGAACCAAGACCATTGCGTTTGAATCCAAGAAGATGAAGGATGCAGAGATGCCTGCGCCAAAGAACTTCCAAATCACGCAAGTGGACTTGCCAATCCAAGACAAGCACGGCTTGGCAGTTAAGGGTGCATACCTGACAGCTGTGGACATTAGCGGTTTGATGGGCAACATCCAAAAGCGGGTAATCCTGTCAGGCAACCAGCGCATTGCGTTGAACTGTCTTGTGGCCATTGAAGCCAAGCGAGCCAGCGAAGGTGTTGAGGGCTTTGCGGCCATGGCTGACTACGATCAATGGCGTGAAAGCGCCAAAGAGCATGGTCTAAATTCACGCCGGTTTAAGGAATGTTTGGATGCGCTAATTAAGAAATCCATGGTTTTGGAGAATGCCGGAATGTACCGAACCGTACCGAAAGAGCCAGAAGTGGGGGTTGCATGAGCAATCCATACTCAATCATTGAGCCAACTTGCATCAGTTTTAGCGGTGGCAGGACTAGCGCGTACATGTTGTATCGCATCTTGGAGGCTCACGACATGAGCCTGCCGGATGATGCAATTGTGTGTTTTCAGAACACTGGCAAGGAAGACGAGGCCACTTTGGCCTTTGTCCATGAGTGCGAAACCCGCTGGAATGTCAAGATTCATTGGATTGAATACCGCAACAATGACCAAGGTTATGCCGTGGTGGACTACGAAACAGCAAGCAGAAATGGCCAGCCGTTTGAAGAGTTGATCCGAAAAAGTAATTACTTGCCGTCAGCGGTCAAAAGGATTTGCACGGCCCAGCTCAAGATCAGACCACAAGCCAAGTACATGCGTGACCTTGGCATCTTTGGCGACATCGGCTATTCAGTCATTGAAAACATGTCTTGGGTAGGCATTCGGGCGGATGAACAACGCCGGGCTGCGAAGATTGCCGACAAATCACGCATACCATTGTGGTCAGATGGCGTGACCAAAGAAACCGTTGGCCAGTTCTGGCGTAACCAAGAATTTGATCTTGGCTTGCCAAACAACAACGGCGTGACCATGCACGGCAACTGCGATTTGTGCTTTTTAAAGCCAATGGCACAGATTGCGTCCCTGGTTGCCGAAAAGCCAAGCCGAGCAGTTTGGTGGGCACAAATGGAAGAGTTTGCAGCCACCACAGCCAAGAAACCATCGGACGCTGTGTTCAGTAGGGATCGGCCAAGCTATGCTGCAATGCTTAAATTTTCAGCAGATCAGAAAGATATGTTTGATCCAAATGAAGAAACCATTGCGTGTTTTTGCGGGGATTGATCGTGTACCGAACTGTACAGAACCACAGTCAAATGAAACAAAGTTACCATGGACTTGTACCGAAATGTACCGAAATGGTAACTTGGTTACATGCCAAAAGTACCGAACTGTACCGAAATGTACCGAGTTCGGTACATCGGTACATGGCAAATGTACCGAACCGTGTACCGAAATGTACCGAAACGTACCGAAATGTACCGAAGCACCCCCCCTCTGGTGTACCGAAACGTACCGAACGTATCTACAGATACGTTCAGGTTCGGTACATAAAGGGGTTCGGTACATCCGCACTTTGGGGAGGGTTGGTTGATGATAGAAGTTGAGATGGATATGAAGATCGTGTCAGTGGCCAACATGCGGTTGCATTGGGCGGCCAAAGCAAGGCTGACCAAAATCCAGCGGCAAAAGACAAGGATGGCCTTAGCAGCTATTGCACAATCTTATGGGGTTGAGATACTGCCGGTGACCGTGGTGTTGACCAGAGTGGCTCCAAGGAAGCTGGACGGCGACAACTTGCAGTCTGGGTTCAAAGCAGTCAGGGACGGTGTGGCTGACTGGCTTGGCGTTGATGATGGGAGCAGCATGATTGAGTGGCAGTACAACCAAAGGTCTGGTGGGCCGAATGTGTACAAGGTTGAGATTGAGGTGATAACATGACGGTGTGCGCAGTTGCCATTGACGCACCTTCGGGGAAAGCGCCAGTTGGCGTGAGTACCTTCTTTTTTTAAGGAGTTTACAAGTGACTGATAACTTGGCGTCAGAAATGACAGTGCAAAGAGAAGGCCCAGGCCGTCCAGCTTTGTTTCCGGCAGAACATGAGGCTTGGCAAAATATCCTGCGTGGCATATCAGAAGGCAAAAGCCTGACTAGCACCCTTAGAGCCGAGGGAATGCCCAGTTACTCGCTGGCGCGTCAAATGATCAAGAACAACCCAGAGTTCAGGGCGGCTTACGAAAAGGCCGTAGAAGACCGCGCAGACCGTTTGGCAGAGGAAATCATTGAGTTGTCAGACAAAGAGCTTCCAGATGGCTTAGAAGGCTCTATGGCCAGTGCTTGGGTTCAACAAAAGCGTCTGCAAGTTGAAGCACGCAAATGGGTGGCTGCCAAACTTAAACCTAAAACCTACGGTGACCGCATTGATGTTGCCGTGACCGATCACAGGATTAGCGTCATGGATGCGCTGACTCAAGCCAAACAGCGTGTGTTGATGGATAACAGCAACGTGGTAGATGTGGAAGCGAAACAGGCGTAATCGAAAAGGTTATGCGCTTTTTGCATAAAAATTGTACGGTTACGCGCACGCGCGCGTGTTGCGCAGACGCAACAAAAAGAAAGCCAAACAACAAGAAAAGCATCGTCCACTTTATACAATGACCATTATGTTAAGTTGACCCTAAGTTATCCACAGAAAAAATACTACTCAGGCATTACAGTTTGAGTTATCCACAGGCAACTGTGGACAACTGTGGACAAACCCCTGTGGACAAACGCCCACGGCCTGCCCAGCCGGCCCAATGGGGGGGGTAGGGCCGGCGGGAAAGGGCCGCAGGAACGGTAGCCCCGCGAACATTTTTTAAAATATTTTTAATTTTATTTTTTTCGTTTAACATCGCGCAAATGCAAACCACAATCTACAAGCCCGAAGACGAACAAGAGCTGATGGCCACTCTGTGGACACCGGCCATTGCTGATGACCCCGAAGCCTTTGTGCTGTTTGCCTTCCCTTGGGGTCAGGAAAATACACCCTTACAAAACTTCAAAGGCCCGCGCAAGTGGCAGCGCGAAGTCCTAAGAGAAATCACCCAGCACATCAAAAACAACCAGGGCAAAGTAGACTTCAACACCCTGCGCAGTGCGGTGTCTTCTGGCCGTGGTATCGGTAAGTCTGCCCTCGTGTCATGGCTTACCATCTGGATGTTGTCTACCCGCATAGGCTCAACAACAATTATTTCGGCCAACAGCGAAGCGCAGCTGCGTGCGGTGACTTGGGCCGAGATCACAAAGTGGTTGGCCATGAGCATTAACAGCCACTGGTTTGAGGTTGCGGCCACCAAGATCACCCCTGCTACTTGGCTGACTGAATTGGTTGAAAAAGACCTGAAAAAAGGCACACGTTATTGGGCTGTTGAAGGCCGTCTGTGGTCTGCGGAGAACCCAGATGCTTACGCTGGTGTCCACAACTTTGATGGTGTGATGGTGATCTTTGACGAGGCCAGCGGTATTGATGACTCGATCTGGGCTGTGACGGCTGGTTTCTTTACCGAGAACACACCGAACCGCCTTTGGCTGGCTTTTTCCAATCCACGCCGAAACACTGGCTACTTTTATGAGTGCTTTAACTCTAAGCGCGACTTTTGGAGTAACAAGGTGGTTGACGCACGCACGGTGGAAGGCACGGACAAACAGGTTTACCAGAACATCATTGACGAATACGGCCCCGACAGCTCACAAGCCCATGTCGAAGTCTATGGCATGTTCCCATCTGAGGGTGATGACCAGTTTATTCCAGCTGACATTGTTGATGAGGCCATGGCACGGCCCAAATACAAGGATCAGACTGCCCCAATCATCATTGGAGTTGACCCTGCACGCTTTGGCGCAGATGCAACGGTGATTGCCATTCGCCAAGGGCGCGACATTGTGCGCATTGACCGCCACAGGGGTGATGACACCATGACTGTGGTTGGCCACATCATCGAGGCCATCGAGGAATTTAGCCCAGCACTGGTGGTCATTGACGAAGGTGGGCTTGGCGCTGGTATTGTTGACCGTTTGAAAGAGCAAAGATACAAAATCAAAGGTGTCAACTTTGGCAATAAATCGGCAAATCCGATCATGTATGGCAATAAAAGAGCCGAAATGTGGGGAAAAATGAAGGAATGGCTTAGAAGCGCAAGTATTCCTAAAGATAGGTTCTTGAAAACTGATTTGGTTTCGCCTATGATCAAGCCAGATTCGAGGGGCACTATATTTTTGGAGTCAAAGAAGGACATGAAAGCCAGAGGTTTGGCCAGTCCTGACGCAGCTGATGCTATTTGCGTGACGTTTGCGTTTCCCGTGGCTCATAGGGAATATACTGCGAAGGAAAGAACCCGCGCATACTCTGACCGCACGGCTGTAGCAACTTCTTGGATGGGATCATAACTATGGCTACAAAGAAAAATGTCTCTTTAAGCGTTGGCCGTGGCGAAAAGTTGCCGGTGTCCAAGGGTGCTGGCTTGACCGCCAAAGGGCGCGAGAAGTACAATCGAGAAACTGGCAGCAATCTCAAGGCGCCAGCGCCTAATCCAAAAACAAAAGCAGATCAGGGGCGCAAGGATTCATTTTGTGCAAGAATGGGCGCAGTAGCGGCCAACGCCAAAGATGGCGAACGCGCTAAAGCAGCTCTTAAACGATGGAAGTGTTGATATGGCTACCAAACCT